GTCGAGCCGCTGGGCTATCTGATCGAGATTGTCGAGTGGTTCAAGACCGTGCCCGAGGGTGTGCCGGGCACCTTTGCACTGAAGGTCGGTGTTCTCGATACCGGCATCACCGAGGAAATGTATCAGGAGCTGGAACGCCTGATTGATGACGCCAAGCCCGTCACCCGGCACCTGACCGGGCTGGCGATCAGCCTGGAAACTCAAGGCAATCTGAATATCGCCGTGTCCGTCTACGAAGGCGACGAAATCGACGTTTACCCGCCCGTCATGCGTGACATCGAGGTCACTGGCAGCTTTGGCGTGGTCGGCCGCGAACACACCATAGACACCCTGGACGTTTATTATGATTGATGCGAATTCGCAGTTTTTCGCGATCCTCACGAATGTGGGGATGGCCAAGCAGGCGAACGCCGACGCACTCGGCATTCCCTGGCTGATCACGCAAATGGGCGTGGGTGATGCCAACCCGAACGGGCAGGCGGATCCGCCTAATCCGGTTCCGTCGGCCAGTCAAACCAAGCTGCTCAGCGAGTGGCGCCGTAAGCCGCTCAACCAACTTAAGATTGACCCGGTCAACCCGGCGGTGATCATCGCCGAGCAGATCATCCCGGCCGACGAGGGCGGTAAGTGGATCCGCGAAATCGGCCTCTACGATGCGGACGGCGATCTGGTGGCGGTGGCCAACTGCGCGCCAAGCTTCAAACCGTTGCTGTCGCAAGGCTCGGGGCGCACGCAGATTGTGCGGATGAACTTTATTGTCACCAGCACGGGCAACATTCAGCTCAAGATTGACCCGGCGATTGTGCTGGCCTCGCGGGCCTACGTCGACGCGGCGATTTTGGAAGTGCTGCCGAAGAACAAAACCCCGGGCGAATACACGCGCGTCAAGGTCAATGATCGCGGGATTGTAGTGTCGGGTGACAACCCAGAAACGCTCGCCGCCATGGGTATCAAGGACAGTTACACAAAGGCCGAAATCGAGGCAATGATTGCGCAGGCTTCGGCGTTGCCGGTCGGTGCGACAGTAGCGTTTCCGCTGGACAAATTAGCGCCCGGGTTTCTGGAGCTGGACGGCAGCGTAAAGAGCATTGCTGCCTATCCCGATCTGGCGACACTCCTCGGCACGGCCTTCAACAAGGGCGACGAGGGTGCTGGCAACTTCCGCTTGCCCGAATCGCGCGGTGAATTCCTGCGTGGTTGGGATCATGGTCGGGGTGTAGATGCCGGCCGGGCAATCGGTAGCTGGCAAAAAGCAACACTGACGGCAACGGATGTTGTTACTCCGGCGGGAGCGGGAATTCAATCTGCTGCTCCTGGGTGGAAACATAACGCTGACGGATCGGGCACGTCCCACCTGTTAGTCGGCGGTGATGTTGTCAGTTCGACGCAGTATGTTGGGGTCGGAGTTTCTGTTGTAGACCCTGCATCGCCAGCAGCGTCGGCGCACCTGACAGATGAATACCAATACACCAGAGGCGCCCTTGTAGGGACGCGCCCGCGCAACTTATCGGTGATGTGGTGCATCAAGGCTTGGAATGCGCCCATCAATCAGGGACACATTGATATTTCAGCGCTGGCTGCTTTAGCGACGCAAGCCACGGAAATCAAACTCGGCACGGCCAAGATCGCCACGCAGACGCTGACGGATGCCGGCGTCGATGACGCCACAATGGTTACGCCGAAAAAACTACGTGCTGGCTTCTTGTCGAGCTTTACGGCTAACGGCTACTTGGCCCTCCCTTCGTGGTTGGGGGGGCTTGTTATTCAGTGGGGCAGCCTAAGCGTTATCGGTACTGCGACTGTACCGCTTCCTATGGGTTGGCCCACCGGAAAATGCTTTGGCGTTTGGGGTACGGGGCAAACGGGTGTTGATGGCGCCTCTGGCGGTTCTGCGTGGGTTGAGTCGGCTGTGGTGAGTAATTCGCAGATATTTTTAAAGGTTGTTACGTCGAGTTCGTCGGGAAACGTCCAGGGGAATCGGGGTGTTTCTTGGCTGGCCATCGGCAAATAAAGGAGTTGGCATGCGCTATTACAGTCCGACCACGGGAAGTACCTACCTAAAGGGGGTTCACGCGATGATCCCCGACGATGCGATCCCTATTTCTGAGGAGTGCTATTTATCGGTTATTGCTTGCCGAGTGGATGGGAAGGTTCGCAGTCATGACGCTGAGGGGCTGCCGATCTTGATTGATCCGCCGGCGCCCAGCGCTGAAGTTCTTGAGGGGATCGAAAGGGGCTGGCGCGACGATCAGTTGGTGCAAACCGACAGCCTGGTGATCCGTCATAGGGACGAACACGAGGACGGCAGTGAAACAACCCTTAGCGCCGAGCAATACGCCGAACTACAAGCGTTCCGTCGGGCGCTTCGAAACTGGCCGGAAGGTGACGAATTTCCGCTTGTCGAGCATCGTCCGCCATCGCCTCTCTGGCTGGCCGCACTCCAATAAACGCCCCGCACTGACGGGGCGTTTTCTTTTCCGTTACGCGTAACACGAACACCCTCACAGCCTCGCTTATGCGGGGCTTTTTCGTTTCTGGAGACTGACCCTTATGAGTTTTTTTCACGGCGTCACGACCACGTCGGTCGACACTGGCGCGCGCACCATCTCGCTGCCGTCGTCGTCGATTATCGGTCTGTGCGACACCTTCACACCTGGCGTTCTCGGCGGTGGTACGGCCAAGGCGGTCGAGCTGAAATTGATTACCACCGAGCGCGAAGCCA